AGCAAGTACATCCCCCCACCCCTCTCTAGCTGAGAGGGGCCCGCAGGTCCGTTAGGACCATCGTCTGCTTTGGCAAGCATTCGATCCGTCGCAATTTAATGCGGTGCGCATTGCTACGCTCACGGTTCTCATACTGATCCAGTTCCTTTACCGAATCAGTTCGGTCGAGTGACATCAGGAACCACCTGAGCACTCCCCCTTCCCCATCCACAACATAAGATGGCGAAGTGGACTTGACAGAAACATGCTTCTTATACCAAAGATGCAAGTTGGAATCCCAACGCGCATCCCAAGGTACTCGGAGCACTGTATGTTTCGTCAAGACGGAAGAGGTAATCTCTGCTTCCTCGTCGACATGACGAGGAGATATCTTGACCAGACGGTCAAGATAATTGTCAGAGACCTTCACTGTTTGCCAGAGGCCCGCGCGATAAGCGCGGTTCCGGAATTCAGCGAAGCGACGGATGAGATCCGCTTCCCGACGTGAGGTTGGAACCTCTGCACGGAGGCGCACTACTGAGACGTCAGTCCCAGCATAGTACTCCTTCCCACAACTCTCTCTGAACTGTCCAGTCCAGAAAGATTTGTGCATGTTGACCTTCAAACCGTAAAGGTGAAGAAGATCAACAACGTCAGACGCCGCGTCATTGGGGATGATGATATCATCGCCATAGACGCTCAAGCTCCCAGGAAGATTCCTGGGACTGGTGGAATAACCGCTGCGCTCCATTCCCATCGCCGCTATGATCGTAAAGACCACAGCCTCGAATGGAAATGTAAGCGCAGACCCCATGGATGCATACTTGTTAAGAGTGATCTCATCACCCTTAACTTCCGCTCGCGTACTGCGAGCAGCCAGCATGTAATCCATAAGATGCGGCCATCTCTTGAAGGTCCTTTCGACCATCGAGAGGTGAACTCGATCAGAAGCTTCACTCAAGTCGAGTGTAGCATGGGAACCAGTGATAGACGCTTCAAGCGCCATCTTCTGATTCCTCTCCTGATCGGTAAACCCCAGAATATCACGCAGCCAACTTCTCTCAATTAATTGATAGAAGCCAGCTTTGAGAGCTTGCTGTGCAAATTGCACTGTAGCAGGCTCCATTGCGATGATACGTGGAGTTTTTGCCGTCTTTGGGACCGTCGTGACCCTTGCGGGCCGTTCGGATTCCAGGGGTACCGTAGATTCCATCCAGGCTCCATTATAAGTTCCGTATCGCCATCGGGGGAAAACCCCGTCAAGTCGATCAGGCCAATAATGGAATTCCCATCGCTCAGGCATATTAAGCCTGTCAGCAGTGGATCCTGGACCGAATCTAGGAACGAGTTCAAAGTTCGCGATCTGACGATCGAGTTCGTTGAACACGTCCCCGAACAGGCGGAGACACATACGAGAGTACGTGTCGTCAATCTCCGGGGGGATTCCCTCCCGAAAATGATTGCCGAGTTCGCGGTCAGTTTGGATGTAGCTGAGTAGTGCATTGTCCTCCCTTGCGAGAGTACAAGGCCTCTCAACCTTTCCGAGCAGGTTGGACACCTGCCGGATCGCCCAGATGCAGTTAGCATCGGGAGCATCCAATAGTTCACCAGATGCTGAGAAAACGCGCGTGAAGAAACCTCGCATGAATGCGGGGAGACTCCCATAGTGCTTAAAAGAAGCACCATGGCTACGCGTCCAGCGCTTATCAGCAAGCCCTCTCTCGAGGGCTTTAGATAGCGTTGGTAAGGTGATAGTAAGGAAACTATCACCCTCAGCACGCCACCGATGGATGAGAGTTTTCTCATCCATCAGGGTATTGACGCCGCAAAGTAGTCCTACGTCGTGTAGGACTGCCAGGTGGAGAGTTACCAGGCTTTTCAAGGTTCCCCTTTCGAGGTGTGCCTTCCAGCCGATAACTTAGCTGATCAGATCAGATAGGCAGGGATGGTCGCCATGATGAATATGAAGGTGATGATAATCACCCACATAGACACCTTGACTCCAAGCTGCCATCTGCTCAACGCTCGCCGGCGAGAATGCGCTTGAGTAGCGCTTTCGTCGACGCCTCAAGAGATGTCGTCAAGGCATCGTAGAGGGCTTCCGCGTCAGCCGCCGTGTATCCCGTAGGGATAGACGACGATACTGAAATCGAAACAGGCTGTCGGGATTTGACCTCCGTGAGGGGGTCGGTCACGACACTGGTTCGAACCAGTGACGCAGAACTACGCGCCGTTCCGTTCTTATCGACCTTTTGGGTCACGAACAGATCGACGCCATTCGCGCGGTCCGAGTAGACGTTCGTTTCCGAACGCTCTTCGAGCCGCGGCAGCGTGCGGGCGGCACCAGAAATGGTGACGCTCTGAGGATCAGTAAGCACCGGTTCTCCTTGTGTTTGGTGTGGGTGGTTGTGATGGTGTTTTTAGCGACGGGTCTTTGTAAGACCCAACGCAGCCAGAATAGCCAGTTGGCCAGCGGATAGCTGGCTCAGGGGATTCAGGACGTACCCGAAAGGGTTTGCCTTGATTCTCTGCCTACGCCGAACGTTGTACTGTGTGAAAACAGCACGCGGTCCAACATAGGTACGTGAGGGAAACGACACAAGGTCGATCCTCATGTTCGAGACGATGGACGTCGTTGTAAGACGTTCATCACGCATACCGTATGCGTACAAGGACAGGATGCGGTTGGTCGTAGCAGATTGCCACGATTCTAACTGACCTCCGATGTCGAAGAACCAGTCCACCAACCATGACCAGGGAGCCAGCTGCCAGAGATCAGAAGGAGTTATGTCCCACCTAAAAAGTTCAGAGAACTTTTGAAGGTAGGGGCCATAATCCTTCTGTCCATCAGGCAGTCGTAGAAACTCTGCCTCAAAGGAGTAGTCAATCTGATGACGTTGGGAAACCCAATTGTCAGCGAGAAAACCACTCCCCTTAGAAGCAGAAGTTCCAGATCCCACAGTCTCGAATAGTGCGTTAGTTTCACGCAATATTACGGTACTGAGGGCAGATGAGCCAGCAATGGTCTCATCTTTGTCTGGCTTTTCTCTACGCCGATGTGTTTCGAGACTGTTGCCAGAGATGGCAGCAGTTGCAGTAGCGAGAGCTGTTGCAATCGAACGCACATCGTTCAGAAGCGGTATCCAACCGAACTGAACGTTCAGATAATCCGACCCAGCATCCTTAGCCCTCCTCGTCTGCCTTTTCAGGATAGACGTAAAGGACTTCTTTGACCCTGTGCTCAAGAGCGCAGGAATCAGAGATGGGAGCCCCTCACGGAGCTCACCAACGAATGCTGAGATCGAAAACTGATCGGCAGTAGGCGCCGTACGCCCATATTCAAGCGCCGCATAGGAAGAAAGATCCGTAGTACCAGTTGACATCAAGTCAAAAGGGCCACGGCTTCCTGCCAGCGACGGAGATGGACGGCAGTTTACACGATTAATTATCGTGGCACTGCCATCCATCACAGAATAGGTCCAGAGTCCACCTTTGATATCTGCCGTGAGGCAGTCCCAATTGTGGCCCTGATCCTTCTTGAATAGAGCGGCCAACTCCGGGTTAGAGGACACGTAAGTCCTCTGCTTGAGACGATTATTCGCATCAAACCAGGAGTATGGCTCAGCTTGTGAACCGGGAAGAAGAGTAGTTCGACAGCCGTCCTTCGGACGGGAGCGAAAACCAATCTTCTCAGCGAACAAGCTAGTCTGCAATTGATAGACACTGTTGGAGTTTTTGGCTTCAACAGTGCTTTCAGATAGAGACTTGTAATACGGCATGGTCATCCTTTCGGTCGAAGGAGAGAAGGTTTAGGACACCGTTCCTATATCTTCTCTGGGCGTCAATCACCCGGTAGCCTCCTGTTGCTTTTGGCACAGG